ATCCCTTGAGAAGGTTATACCCCGAACTATTAATTGTGAGGCGGGTTGTGGGGCTTGAGCCATCACTTCCATCGTTTGTCTTAAATATAATTTTTCCTTTTTCGTCATCACTTGCGCCATCGTGTGATATTTCGATTTGAGCAAGAGTTGATACTTCGCCGCCTGATTGCTCGCCCTTAAATGTAATTTTGCTTTCGCGCCCGCCGTCCGTATCTTCCTCAGTCGTATTTGTAAAAGTTTGTTCAGGGCCAGTGCCAGCAACTTCTAATGGTGAATCTGGATTAGCCTTTCCAATCCCCACATTCCCTGGAATACCCTTAAACAGGTTTTCCATTGTCATCTTTTTATTCTTATCAGCCGCCGCAGCTTCACTGACATCAACAACCGCAATGACATCATCTGTAGCCTGAGCGCCTGCAGCCAATGCAGACATATCTGTGATCTTACGGTCAGCCATTTGCTCTTATGTCTTGATCACGTACATCATAGCTATGTTTCTAGGCCGAGTCTCTGTGCCACCTTCGAGGCTCATTTGCGTAAAGCTCACACGCGTAGCGCCTTGACTACCCGGCCCCATACTGAAAGCACCTCCTTCCACCTGAACATTTTTATTGTCCATGGCTGTTGTGTGCCTGTGCTCTGCAAACTCGTCACTCTGTGAGCTTGCAAAACTACGCCCGCTGTCTGTCCCTTTGCCGTTGTCCCAACCTCGAACAAACTCACCGCGCAGATCAGGAACATTAAACGTGGAACTACCGTCACCAGAGCCCCAGGTCGTGCCAATAGCGGTAAACAGGTCTGAATAAGTTGTCCTAGAAACCGCAGCCCCGTCACACTCCAAATAACCGCTAGGCACCGTTGTGGTAGCCATCATGAACACAGAGCCCGTAGGCACTGCCGCAGGCGTTGAAATGCTCGCCCAGCTCAGCGCACCGCTGCCATCTGTTTTTAAGAATTGATCAGCGTCACCGTCACCGCCTGGCAGGGTCAGTGTGTAATTACTACTGATTGTGCTTGGCGCTTTGACCGCTGCATAATTGCTGCTATCGCTGTCGTGGAAGCGGATCTCGTTCTGCAGCAAAACATCAAACGAGGTTGCGTCAAAGCTGTACTGCTGCGTGCCTGCCGTTGTGACCCCAACCTTGTCAGCTGCCGGGAAATACAGCCCGGTGTTTGTGTCGCCCGTGTTGGTTACAGACGGCGCCGCTGCCGTGCCATCAGCAAACGTAATTGGAACCGTCGTAGCGAACGCCGTGCTAGTGAAGGTGAAAGGGTCAGTGCCGCCAAGCGTAATTTTGATGTTGTTGGCACCTGAACGAAAAATGCCGGTATCTGTGTCACCGCTAAACGTGATGCCAGGCGCTCCAGATGTGCCAGAGGTGAACTGCATCACCCCAGTAAACGTGGCACCGCTCAGAGGCGTCAGACCAAAGTTTGCGGCCGTCAGATCGCCAACGGTCACATAACCATCATTGGCACCGTTGCGGATTTTTAACAGGTTGTTGGCGGTGTCGGCATACCATTGATAGGCAAAGGTCGTGCTAGGTGCTGATGATCCGCTGTGATTGGTGAACGCGGCAGCAATGTTGTTGTTTATGTCGGCACGGACGTTACTGCCGGTGTCGTTCTGGATTGTGCCGTCAGCTTGTGCCATCAGTTCTTACCGTATCCGGTGGCAGTCCAAGTCACCGTGCGAGCAACTCTGGTGTCACTGCTATTGTACACAGACACGTCAAACCCAGTACCTGAGCTGTTGCTGATTACATAATAATCTCCACTGGCTTGCGTCGTAAACTGAATCCCAACGCCAGGCGTCGCGTAGAACTTATTGCTATAAGTCACCGAAACATCAGCGCTGGCGCTAGTGGTGACGCTGTTAGTCACGGTGCGATAGGGCAGGTTTGAAGTAACGCGCAGCTCCTCAACAGCAATCTGTGCAACGCTGCTAGTTGTCTCTAGTTCAGCTTTCAACTCATACCCACGCGCCCTGAACTGTGCGTTGTTGTATTGCCTCCAGCTGGTCCAAGTTGGCGAGCCATTGGGATCGTCTTGAGTTGTGCGGATATAAAGTTTACAGTCTGCATCCTGTGGCGTTGTGCCATCAAAGTCTGTAATCGCGTCAAAGTCCGCCTCGTCATCAAGCAAGCTTGTATAAGGGAAGAAGCTGCGTGTTTTTAGAGTGCTTTCAAGTTGCAAGCTGAAAACGTCGCTAAGGGCAATCGGGTTATTTGCAAACTCATAAACACCAGAAGTGTGAAGCGAATCGTTGCCCTGCAGCTTTAGATCCGAGTCATCCTCCAGCAAAATCTTTGTGTCATCTTCTGCTAAGAACAAACCAACCGACGCCGTTTCTGTGCCATCAGCGTCTAGTTGCAACTCGCCTAAATCAGTGTCAACTGTCAGGTTTGTTTTTGTACCAGTAAAGCTAGGATCTTCGGTTTGAGTATTAATCGTCTCTAGGTTGTCTAGATCCGGCTTGGTGAACTCAATCAGCGTTGCGGTCAAACTCTGCCGACCGCCGGAGTCAACAAACTTGGCGGAATAGGTGCCCTCTTTCAGGTCTGCAAACGCTTCAGTTGCTGAGCCTGCAATCTGCTCTGAGATGCTAGTGCTATTGGCCCAAGTAACACCCGTTAGCAAGGGCGAGTGACGCAGCAGCACATAGCCACCAACCCGCACGTCAAGCTCAGTTGATTGCGTCCACGTCAGCTTGGCCTGCCCATTGACAGGAATCATGCTCAGCCCTTGCACGGCTGTAGGCGCTGCAGTATTGCCGGCAATGTTGACAGTAATGTCAGTTGGCGCTGAACGCTTACCAATTGACGAAATACCAATTACACGGAAAGTGAATTTGCCAGTTTCATCAGTTAGCAGTGTGATGCTGTTATATCGAGTGCTGCCGACAGCTTGGAAACTAGCGCTATTTACAGTCTTAAATGAAGCTTGATATGAAACAGCATTTGGCACGTTGTTCCATGAAATCTCAACCTCCGTCGTTACACGGTTGCCAGCCTCAACAAGACGCTCATCAATACTCAAGCCTTCAGGTGCTGCGGGTGGTTGGTTTAGATCTGTAATGTCACGTTGTTGCAGCGTCAGGCCGTCTTCTACAAAATCGTATTTAGATGTGTTGTGCTCAAGCGCAACGATTGTAAATAGTTCGCCATCTTCAACAACGCTTAAAACACGGAATAGCTGTGCTTGAAGCGATGAAGTCTCAATTACATAAATCGTCTGCGGTTCTGGTGACTGACTGAATCTTTCACTTACACGAATTGTTTTATTATCAAAGCTAGCGCTTTCAATCGTGCGTTCTTCGACCGTGCCATCAGGCAAAACAACACTGATAGTGTCACCGGGTGTCGTGGCAATGCTCTGATCAATCGTTAGTGTCAAGGAGTCGCCTTGCTGTTGAAGCAACGATCCATCTTCCAGCAAAAGGTTTGTATCGTCTTCTAAAAGAACATCGCCAATAGAAGGGCCTTCTGGGTCGCTATAACCAGCTACCCTGCCGGCCTTACGCGCACCAGCACGCACGCGGTCCATTATTTTGATGATTTGACCAGGGCGAATAATTGCGCCATCTAAGCCAACTTGGAAGCTGACAGTCTGAGTTTCATTTTGCTCTTGATACAGCAGCCAGCGTCCAGCTCTGTTTGCCTGACCACGGCTTGTGCAACCAAAAGCGGCCAAACGGGTCTCAATCAATCCGTACTTAACAATTGCGTCTTCATCGCTTACATACTCAACCTGCTGCTCATAATTGTTTTCGGGATCATTCCAAGTCACCAAAGCAACTGTATGTCGTGACTTAAGCGAACTGCCCTCATAGGTAAAGTCACCGTTGATTACATTGGCGTTGTTGAATAACGCTGCAGGGTCGCTCGGTGCATCCTGAGAGAATGCGATCTGACCGGCTGACCAGTACGCCATGCCGCGAAACACTGAGGCAAAGTCTTGAATGACGTTGTAAGCCTCATCCCGCGACTGCATATAGACATTGCACAAGAAGCGTGGCTCTGTTGAACCTTGGCCGTCATTGACTAGCTCGTTGCAGTATTTGCTGATCTCGTACAAACTCCACTTATCAAGCTGCGCAGTTGTTACAAAACGACCTAATCCGTACCGCGCAGAGGTAATAAGATCACGCATGATCCAGGCGGGGTCAGCACACCAAGCCGTTTGAAATGTGCCGTCCCAAACGCCGCTATAAGTCAGCCGTCCGTTGCTTGAATCAACCGTGGCATTACTTGGGATCTGCACCTTGATCCCTTTAATGTCATAAGAACGTGTTGGAACTTCTTGAAACTGCGTTGCCTCAAACCGCAGGCCAACTAACGCCGACAGGGGATAACGCAGCTTGCCATCAACAACTTCTGTAAAGCCGCCAAAAGTCAGCTGTCTAAAGTTTGTAGTTCCATCATGAACGCCCTCAGTACGCTTTACTCGTATATTCCAAGGCGCAGAACCCGTTAGCGTAATGTCGTGTGAGCGCTCGTATGAAGAAGTACATTTGCCCTGCACAGTTGCACTTACTTGGTTTGTATAACTCCCGCCATCAGGCTGCACATCAATTTCATACTTCATCGTTGTAGCCTTCAAGCCGTTGCTAACCACAAACAGCTGTGGGATAACAACACGAACGATGATACGGTCAACATTAGAGTTGGTTACTGTACGAACAACGCTGTCATCAACACTGTCTCCAATTGCGCTATTTACAGGAACAACAGATTCAGCAGCTGGAAAGCCTGGAATATAAGTTTGATCTTGCGTGCCTTCCTTGAATTGAAAGTTATCAAAAATAAAGTTGGTTGACCCATCCGCATTCATAATTGCGGTGTCGTCTAAAAAGATAGATTTTTCTTCGTCAGTCTCAACAAACCCTTCAATTTCGCCCTCGCTCAGCAAGTCAATAATCCGAACACTGGATTTACTGAAAAGCGAGTTGGGATCATCAGACGCGCCAGGCTGTGATGGCGGCTGAACGACAACCGGAGGTGGTGGCGGTAGTGGCCTTGGATTTCTTTTCTTCTTTTTCTTGCTACCAGCACCGGCAATGTATTTGGTCATCAGATGTCCTCCACGCTCAAGCCGGCGCTAATTACAACGCTACCAATGATCATCCGTCCGTAACAGAGCGGAACTGGGTTACCTTGCGCAGTCAGGTTTACAGGGCCGTTGAAAATATATGACGAGCGGTTATCTGCGGTCTCGTTGTTTTCCGGCAGAAATGAGCTACGAGCACGAGTCCTAGAAGGTGTGCTGGTGCCAAAAGTGCCGTTTTGATCAGTAAGCGCTGGCGACAGAAGCTGTGCTGTGCCAGTCAGGATCAGGCCCGCGCCAATGCCGCCAACAGCAGTTGCAACGCCTGAGCCAATGAGACCCGCGCCAATGCCGGCAATAGGCCCAAGAAAAACTGCAGCAGCAACTAGAGCAATACCGGCAAAAATTTGACCTAAACCACCGCCACCGCCAGCGCCTTGCAATACAGGCGTGATGCTAATTTCCTCTTGAGAGCCTGTTGGGTTTTCTATCTCGTCAAGGGCCTCCATTGCAGACTTGCCAATGTGGACCATATAACCAATTCCACGCTCACCAGCATCACTAAGCTCCTGGCGAAAACCCTCAAAATTACAAGCAAGGGCACGAATCGCCTCGCCTGCTGTATTTAATTCGAAGTAATGTACCCGCCCAAACTTCTTACCTAATTCGCCACGCAACACAACCTTCTTCATAGCCGACTCCTATGGCGCAAGATATGTGTGGTGTTCTTTCTATAGTAGCCAGAAAGCACATCACGGCTAGAGAGTCGATCCCGCATGTGATGCAAGATTATGTCGTCGCCAAGGTAAACAGCAACGTGCGACGGCACTGGTGCTTGTAGCTGCATGAGCAACGCATCACCCCGTTGCGGCTCAGACTCAGGATCTACAGCATGAAAATCTTCGTTGGCAAAATTCTCTACAAAAGTATTTAATCCTTTGTTCCACCACTCACCCTTGCGCTCATAGTCCGATAGCTCTAGCTGCATTTCTTCCTTGTACCAATCACGCGCTAGCGAATAGCAATCAAGTGTGCCGTAACACCACTCACGCCCTACAAGCGGTGGTTTATAGCCAGTCGGTGTGTACTGCCTCCAGCGGCCAACAGCAACGCCATAGATCCACCACGGCAAGCCTGTGGCCTCCATTGCCGTCAAGTCAGCCATGCTTGCTTCAGGGTGACAGTTTGGGTGGCTATGAATGATCGCAGTAATCTCGCCGGCATCGTCTGCAGCTGCGTAATCTTTTGGATCAAGAATGAAATGATCCTCCTCAGTAGCAATGTTGCGGCACTTCCAATAACGCTCGCGGCCTTTGACGACAACAACTAGCCCGCATGACTCCATTGGAGCATCCTGCTCAGCATGCAATTGAGCCGCTGCCTTAGTTTCTGGGTTCATCCAATCAAACCGGCGCTTGGGAATCCGCCGTACGGTAGTTCTGAAAATTCACCAAACCGCAACTTGCAACTAGACAGACGATGGCCACAAACGTCTAAAGCCTCAGTCGCAACTTCGTTGTCATCAATGTCGTAATAGTCAGTACCCGTATAGCCGCAACCTTCGCCTCTGTAGGTCCAAGGGCAAATGTTCTGAATGATCTGCCGGCGCGGTAGCTGTACACCAGCCACATCAAACGTGGCGGCTAGCTCAAAAGTCACTAATTCACGGTTTTCAACGACCTTACGGTCAATGATGTACACCTCCCTAGCAAACTCTGCAAACGGATCAGCGTCAGCGTTTGTGCCGCTTGTAAAGTTGGTGGCATCAAGGTATTTCTTTAGCGTTCTGATCCGCGTAACTGTTGCACCCACAAGGTCGTTGTAATCAAGGATTAGCGTCGTTACCAAGCTCAGAATGTTGCTGACAGTAATCTGTGGCCGTGGCAGCTGTCCCTGCCCGTCATATTTGAAACCTGTGGCCTCGATTGGATAGCGCTCGTAGGTGTTGCCGTTCCAAACGATATTGCCATCAATGTCTTGATTTACGCCGGCATGAAACCGCCTGACTTGATCGTCACCAATACTGCTTGCAGTACCGTCAAGCTCAAACAATTCAATCACGCTGCTAGGCGCAAGTTTGTTTAGCTCTTCGCCAACTGCGCTAACTGCTAACCAAGTACAAGTGCCATCCTCGATGGTGACGCCCCGCACGACTGGCCACGGATCAGGCTCTGACGACGCGCTCGTGCCAGCCACCGTGCAACGGAACACAAGTCCGCTGTTTTGGACCGTCGTGGCACGTCGTACATCACCAACAGAAAATGCGGTGTCAGCAGCCCAAGCAGTAAAAGCCATTTAAGGTTCAAATACCTCTTCAAAGGTGGCTGTAATAACATTGATGTCTGCGTACTGGTGCTCCCGCTCCCAGCTGCGGCACAGGAATTTATAGGTATTGCTGTCATCAATTGGGCTCCAATCGAAAGGTTCTACACCATTGCGAGCCTCAAAGAAAGTTTCAATCAAATCTGCGTCACTGTTGCTTAATGCAGACCAACGAAGATCCCAAGTCTTAGGGTCTTGATTGATTCCAAACGTGATGCGCTGTTCGTAGCCGTCACCAAACTTGGCGCTACGCACTTGCGGCTGGCTCTTACGCCTTGCACGAAAATCAGGCGTTGTTGCGCCTGTAGATGTGCCGACCGTGGAATCATCAAAGGTAGCCATTATGCGAGCAAGCCTCCAGGACGTTTTTGCTTAAGTAGCTCTTGCCGTACAGCAGCGCCGATTGCTTCCCCAAGCTGATTGGCGCGGCCACTGTCGCCTTGTGCTGATGTGCCTTTGGCATCAACATTGACGACAACTTTGGTGCCTTCTCCCTGCATTGTAACTGGGATGCTGCGACCGTCAGGCAGGGGCACGACTGCTTCAGGGCCAGCTTCACCGGCAATGCTCACGCCGCGTGTGATGCCGCCCTTGGCCATGAGCTTGACCGCACCTGGGCGAAACTGATTTAAATCAGCAGAGACCTTGCTCACGTCTACAGGGCTGTTGTTTTTAACAAAGAAGCTGCTCAAATCGAGCCCACCGCCAAACCCAAGCGCCTGCATCAGCGACTTCATCACAACCTGCTGCATGATGATGCGTGCCATATCGCGCAACAGGCTGGCTGCAAACTCGCGGAAATTAGCGGTGCCATTAGTGACAAGCTCAACAATCCCGTCGCTGATGCCCTGCAAACCAACTTGAGTCAATTCTTTTGCTGCTTCAAGCGTGCCCTTCAGACTGTCAGTAAATTCATCGGCACCCTGACGCAACATGTCAAACGGGGTCTTCGGCCCTTCACCTTCGGCATTTAAGTCAAACATCTGAGCGCCTTGCAACGTAAAAGACTCAATAAGTTTGTCAAACTCTTTTTTCCGATCTTTGTCAACCGCAAGCATGTCTTGCTTAGCCTTTAGGCTTATTTGATCAAGGCGGTCACGAAGCTCTGCGCCTTCAATGCCACGCTCTTGCAGTTCTAAAATTTGCGCCTCAAGCGTTAACGCAATCCGGCGTTTTTCGTTCTCTTCCCTGCGAGCACGGCTGCGCAACTCAACAAGGCGCTCCGACATTTGAAATTTTCCGCCAAGAGCCCCTGCGCCATCTAAATCAATACCCGTAAACCCTCCGCCCGCCTCGGGGCGAACAACGCCTGCACCAGGGCCTTGCATAAGAGACGTTTGCAACGCCACCATTTCTTTTGCTCGTTTATAAGCCTTTTCACGCGCCGCACCGCCTCTACCCGTTTGCAATCCACCAGTCATCTCTAAAGCTTCGTAGTCAGCGATTGTCACCAATGCCTGTTCGTACTTGGCTTGGTCAAAAGCCATATTGAAAAACCGCGCCAAAGCATTTGTTGCCCGCGTGATAACTTTGACAATCTCTGAGAAAATATTTTGAAAGGCAGCGCCAATTGGGGCAAGCAACCTACCAACTGATTCAGACAGGTTTCCCAAATCCCGCTTTAATCGGTCACCTGCAGCTGCAGGAGAATCAGCAATTGCTTTGGCATTTTCTTTGTATCGCTCAATATTATCTTCTACAAATTTGAGAAAATCTAACAAGGTTACTTCGCCCTTCTCAAGCGCCTTGTCAAGTTCGGCTGGTGTTTTGCCCATTGAGTCGGCAAACAGCGTAAACGCGCCAGGCAAGCGCTCACCAATCTGTTGCCTAAGCTCTTCAGCACTCACCTTGCCTTTACTAAATACCTGTGCAGTTGCTGTCAAAGCAGAATCAACATCTTGCAATGAACCGCCTGTAGCACGCACAGCAGCGACAATGCCGTCAAAAGCTTTTTTGGTGTCTTCTATATCGCCACCGGCACCCTGCACAGATGCCTGCAATTTTGTAAATTGGCGAGTAACAATATCTTGCGGCAAGGCATAATCTTGCGTCGCTTGCCTAATGGCATCAATCGCAATTTTATATTCTTCGTTGCTTGTTGTGACGCCGACAAGAGCGATTCGTTGTTTTTGCAACGCAGCCGCATATTCAGCTGCAGCACCTGCGGCTTGTCGAAGCGCTCCAATCTGAGCACCAAAAGCAGCACCTGCAGCAGCACCTGCCAAAGTGCCAATGCCAGGAACAACACTGCCAAGCAGTGCGCCACCAGCCGCACCTAATCCGCCCTCAACGCCGCCAAATACGCCACCAGCGGCAATTGTTCCTGCAGTTTGAGCTATGCCTTTAGCTCCAAAACGCGGGGCTCGACGCTTCTCCATTTTTGCGAGCTGCTTATCAAGCCTTTCAGCCTCGCGCTGTGCAAATTTGAATTTGCGGCCACCAAACTCAACTTGATTGCCAAGCTCGCGGAAAGAATCACGTAAAGCTCGCGTGCTGTTAATACTTGGTTTTATTGATTTTTCTAAAAGCTTTAACTCACGCGCACTACGACTAAATTGAGCGCCAAGAACCTTACTGCTATTTTCAACATTCTTAATCGCAGACTTGAGCTTGCTTAGCTCAGGAATGCCGCTGACATTGACGGCAATTTTTAGCCTGGTTGCTTCAGCCATCAACTTGCCCTCTTAGTGTTCATCTTAACGAGCGCTGCACGCTCAATCACCTGCACCTTCTCAAATAGCTCAAGCGGCTCTTCAATCTTATACAAACGAATTAAAGTCTCAAGCGCTTGATAGTTCAAGCCAACAAGACCGCTCATGCTGACGTTCCATTGCGTCTGCATCTTGAGAAACATCATCACTGCTTCCCAGTTGTCTTCCCAAACCTCAAAGTCGCGTTTGACAGCCTCTAACTGCGCTGCTGCGATCTGCTCTTCAGACGCCCCCAACGCCTTTAGATCAGATATGCGCTCATCAACTACGCCGCCTGTCGCCCAATACTGAGCTGCGGCTTCTAGTTTT